GTAGAACTTGGGATGAAGTCACAAATCATTGGGGTATCTCTGAAAGACAACCCAGACAAGGTTCGTGGTAAAGCAGGTGATCTGATTTTCTTCGAGGAGGCAGGGTCATTCGGCGGTCTACTTAAAGCCTGGGAGGTAGCCATGCCTACTATGCGTCAGGGCTCTAAGACACTGGGCACCATGATAGCATTTGGTACAGGTGGTGAGGAAGGCTCTGGCTTTGATGGCATGGATGAACTGTTCTACCACCCAGAGTCCTATGACTGCATGGCCTTTGACAATACGTGGGATGCAGGAGCTATGGGAACCAAGTGTGGGTACTTCGTACCTATATACCAAAACCTAGACGGCTTCATAGACGACAACGGTAACTCAGAAACAGAAAAAGCAAAAGATCATGAGGAGCTACAGAGGGAGAAGAAGAAAGGGGCCAATGACCCAAAGGCGCTTGACCAGTATGTCGCGGAGCACCCGTTCACACCACAAGAAGCAACGCTACAGGTCACAGCAAATCTTTTTGATGTCAACAGTCTTAAAGAGCAGTATAACAAGGTTAAAGCTCATGGGCTGCAGACTGAGGGAACTGCTGGGGTAATGTACCACAACAAAGAGGGTAAGGCCACCTTTAGACCATCAGGAGATGTGCACCCTGTATACAAGTTCCCGCACAGAAAAGGGGACAGGACAGAAGGTGCTGTAGTAGTCTATGAAGCTCCTTACAAAACAAAAGACGGAGATGTCCCACACAACTTGTACCTTATATGCCATGACCCCTACGCGCAGGAGAAGTCAGGAAGCAACGAGTCGCTGGGGGCAGCATACGTAATAAAAAGACCTAATAACCTGTCCAAGCCGGACGATATAATTGTAGCAAGCTATGTTGGGAGACCACGAACGCAGGATGAGTACAACCAAAATCTATTTATGCTCGCTGAATACTACAACGCAAAGATCGGGTTCGAGAACGACCGTGGAGAGCTTATTGCTTACGCGAAGAGATATCGCAAGCTACATAAGCTACAAGAAGAGTTTGAAATGCTCGATAAGCGGGAGCTCAGATCTAGGAATGTAAGACGTCAGTATGGCATGCATATGACAGAGCAGCGTAAAAGACAAGGAGAGTTATATATTAGAGATTGGCTTACAACACCGCGAAATACTGACGAGGATGGTAATATAATGCTTAACTTGCATAATATCTATGACCCTGCTCTTTTGCAGGAACTCATCAAGTTTAACCACAAGGGTAACTTTGATAGGGTAATGGCACTCATGGTTGGTATGTACCACACACGAGAGTTATATAATAGAGAAGTTAGTGAAATTGTAAACGATAGGTCGGCGGACGACTGGTTTGACCGACTTTATAAGTAATTTTAGCAGATGTACGGTACCTATAAAATACCGCAACAACGTGTTTCCAGAGCGAAGAAGACCAAGAAGTGGGCGGAGCAATGCGTTGAAGCGTATATAGACATGTCAAAGTTTGGGATGTCAGAAAGACGATCTACACTCAAAGCACTGTACGAATACTACAACGGCAACATCAATGACGAGGACTACAAGTATGTCCTCAAGCCGTATGGGAAGACAAGATCTAACTTCCCGTCACAGATGAGAAACTACCCCATCATCAAGCCGGTCATCGACTTGTTGCTGGGCGAGAAGTCTAAGAGACCGTTGAACTACAGCGTCATCGTAACAAACGCAGATGCTGTGACGAGAAAGGAAGAAGCCAAGAAACAAGCCCTGTTTACCCAGGTCCAAAAAATGTTTCTTAATGAGCTGAGCAAGAATACGGAGCTGGTAGAAGCCCCTGAAGAAGTGCCACTGCCTGAGGAGATCATGGAGCAGTTCGAGCGCACGTATGTAGACAACAGGGCAATCAAGGGCCAAGCTGCATTGAACTACATCATGCAGCGGGAAGAGATGTACGACAAATTCCAGAAAGGCTTCTTCCACTATCTCGTTACCGGTGAGGTGTACTCACACAAAGGTGTGCGCAATGCAGAGCCATTCTATGAGATACTGAACCCACTAGATATTGACTACGACAAAGACCCAGACATTGAGTTTGTAGAGGACGGAGACTGGGCTATCGTCAGGAAGTTTGTACACGCATCAAGTGCAGTGGACATGTTTAGCCCATTCCTTACGCCTGAGCAGGTACTGCAGCTAGAGAACCCAAAGCAACAATCTACAGAGTCGTACCTGTTGTACAGAGCAGAAGCCACTGGGGCAGAAGATAACATCTTCCGTAACCGACTGGTGGAGGTAGTTACTGTGTATTGGAAGTCACGCAAGCGCATTGGGTTCTTGACTTACAAGGACAGAAACACAGGAGTCATAGAAGAGATGCAGGTCGAAGACGGATTCCGCATACCACCTGATCTCAAAGAACAAGGCGCCAAGATTAAGTACGAGTGGATAAACGAAGTGTGGGAAGGCACGCGGATAGATGGGGACTTCTACATTAAGATGAACCCTGTCACCAACCAACGTACATCTATAGACAACCCATCACTCTGCAAACTGCCAGTCAATGGACGAAAGTACTCAGACATCAACGCTGACAACATATCAATTGTATCACTGGGTGTCCCATTCCAGCTCAACTACAACATCTTTAAGTATAGAATGGAGCTGGCGATCGCAAGATCAAAAGACATCGTAGCCCAGTTTGACATCAACATGATACCCAAGAAGTGGGACATGGACAAGTTCATGTACTTCGTTGAGGGTACAGGTATTGCATGGGTTGACTACAATAAAGAAGGCATACAGCTGTCACCGCAGCACCAGTCTGTGCTTGACATGTCTATCAAGACAATAGACCAGTACCTGAACTTGCTTGAGTCTATCATGCAGGAGTGGGAGAAGATATCCGGAGTAAATAGACAACGTCAAGGTGCAGTAGGACCATACGAAGGCAAGGCTACATCGCAGCAGGCTATCGTACAGTCATCACACATCACAGAGGACATCTTCCGTAAGTACTCAAGGTTTGAGCAACGAGAACTGCAGGGCCTGATCGATTACTCCAAAGAAGCATGGCTGTCCGGTAAGAAGGGCATGTACGTCATGCCGGATATGACTACAGAGATGATAGACATCGACTCTATGCAACACATGGAGACAGAGTATGGCATCTTCGTGTCTGACGCAGGTAGAGATCAGGACAAGCTCGAGCAAGCAAAAGCATTGTCTCAGTCTATGATACAGAACGGGGTACCAGCATCTGCTGTGCTCGATTTGTTCGACACAGAAAACTACGCAGGCATCAAGGATAAGATTGAGCGTGCAGAGAAAGCACAGAAAGAGTTGGAGCAACAGCAACAACAAGCTCAACAAGCTGCTCAGGTCGAACAGCAGAAGACTCAGCAGATGCAGATACAGCAAGACGCACTTGAGAAAGAGAAAGACCGCCAGCTGCAGATCGAGCTTGCACTCATCAAAGCCGAGGCTACAGATAGCCAAGATAAGTTGAACATTGACCTAGCCAAGATGCAGCAGAACTTTGAGCTAAAGCAAAGAGAGCTGGACTTGAAGCAACAGGCGTTGAACAAAGAGGGGGATCTTAGACCTGACGGAGCATGACAAACGCCGACCGTAGACGATTACTAGAAGAGTTTAGAGCATCCGGTATGGAGGGCTCTATTCTTGACGTGTTCAAAGCCTACGAACAGGGCAGAGATATTATTGCTGAGCACAAAGCTCAACAGCAGGCGGGAGAGCCTCTGCGTGCAGAAACACCAGAACAGCAGAAAGAAGGGTTACGACCATACCACCAGGCTGGTCAAACAGATCAGACCATGGTGTTCCCAGACGTAGAACCAGGTGCTGTATTTAACACACGGGGCATGAAAGCCCCCATTGACATAGAAAAGGTAGACAAGAGCGGGCACATCGTTGAGTCCTACAAAAGTATACCACCCGGCATACAGCAGATACCTACGGGCCCGTACGAGGGTGACATCATAGAGTCACCGGCACAATATCAGAAAGGGGGCGATGTAGAAGACAAAGAAGAGAAGAAGCAAGACGTATCGTTGACGTGGTCAGAAAAGACTGGATTTGACAACAACAAGGTACCCGGCACACGGATCATGACCTTCGCAGACGGCACGCAGATGCCAGTCCTGTTAGGCACAGCAGAAGTTGTAGCAAACAAAGACAGGCAAGGGTTAGACTCAGTAGAGGATGTACTGCAACGTACCAACGCAGGTATTGCAGGGGACTACTCCAAGATAGACGAGGGCGAACGCGAAGAATACGAGACCGGGGTTACCAAAGATATAGGAGAAGCGGGTAAGACTATGATGAACGTAGCTACAGACGCATTATCATGGCCCGCTAGAATGACTACAGGTGCATTTCTAAACGTTGCCACAGGCAACAAGATCAACACAAACCCGTTTGCCTACACAGATGTAGCACGTGGTATAGAACAAGACAACTACTCACCGTCTACAACACTGGACCTAACTGGTGGTAAAGGAATGGCAGCAGACATGCTGCTTGACCCAACCATTGCATTTGGTGCTGGAAGAGGGTTGCTGAAAGGCATGCAGGGGTTAGGTAGATTTGGTCTTCAGTACTCCAAAGTACCTTTTGGTTACAACCCCAAAGAAGTATTTGGACCTGTTAAGACATTGCAGAATGTCCTCAGTAAGAAGAAGCATGTAGAAAATGTAGCCAACTACACAGGCAGTATGCGAGGTCGGCGTTTACCCTATGATAAACTTCCTGGACACGTGAAAACCCAAGCTCAGTCAAGAATAGATGCAATACGATTAGCTCTTGGTAAAGATCAGAGATTCGGGTCATATGTACCTACTGGTGGAGCCAGAAACGAATACAGGTTTGCAGCCCCAGAAGCCGCCGAAGCCAGAGCTAAATACGTTAGAACGCCCGGGACGTCTAATTTTGGTTTTAAGGTAGAAAAAGATGGTAGCGGGCTAACAAGAGACTTTAGGCGAGCTGCGGAAAAAGGAATAGAGGAGGGAACGGGAACTAGTGTAGGATACAGAGATCAGTTGCATGGTGTGATGGGAGGTTACAGAATGGAGACAAAGGCTAAGCCTGGAGGAGGTCTTAAAATAGACATGGTAGACGACTGGGATCTGCAACCCTTCCAACAAAAGATGAGGTTTCTTGAGAAAGACTCTCCACTATCGAAGATTCCAAAAAGACTAAGAGATAAAATACAGGAGTTCGAAGTATTCGATGCTTTAGGTGGTAAACCTATTCGTATAAGACAAAGCTACGACCTTGACTACGTAAATAGAGTTAGTGGACCAAAATTTGGACCTAAACAATACTTACCAAGTGCCGAAGAACTAAAACAAAGGTACATAGACTTTCTGACCAAGGAACATGGTATGTCTCTTGAGGCTGCAAAGAAGCAAGCAGCTGAGTCAGGGAAATACCAGGGAGGGAAATACTGGGAAATGCAAGCCAAGGACTACGCAGACCGTATCATGCAAAGCGATGATATGTACCGGGGAAACAAGATACCTGGAGTACGTCTTACAAACAGAGAAGGGGAGAAGTTGAGGGACTTCACTGAACCAAAGTTCGTTAGACGTTTTTCTGGTGCGTTCAACCGTAGAGGCGGAATGGTAGATAGACGAAATAAGCGCAGAAAGCGCAAGTGATATATAGTAATAGCGAGTATAGAAAATAATTTTACAGATTTACAAACCAAACACGTAATATTTTTGCAACATGTCAGACCCAAACAACAAGTTAGATTTTAGTGCCATCTCCTTCGACAGTGTCATTGGAGACGGTGCAGAAGGGCTGGAAACAGCCGAGGTGCCTCAAGACGTTGAGGAAGTTAGTGACGAAGTCATTGACGAAGATCCTAGAGAATACGGAGACGAAGACTTCGAAGACGGTGTAGATGAGCACGAAAGTGACGATGAAGACTACAGCGTTGAAGATGACTACGACGACGATGAAGAAGATGAGGATGATGAGGATGATGAGTACGACGATGACGAACTCACAGACGAAGAGTATGACGAGCTCCCCATCTCAGAAAAGATCTCCGATATTCTCGGAGTTGAAATGGAATACGAATATGCCGACACAGTCGAGGGATTAACTAACTACGTTAGAGATGTCTCAGAAAACCTTGCAGAAGGACAGCTGCAAGAACTGTTCGAGCAGTACCCCGAAGTAGGTGCTCATCTAGAGTATGTACTTGCCGGTGGTGACCCACAGGAGTTCTACGCAGCGAATAACCCAGGCTCAGATTACAGCCGCATTCAGCTCAGCGAGGACGATGTTACACTCCAACGAGCTATGCTTGGGGAGTACTACAAAGCTATGGGCCACGAAGATGAAATGATTATCGAGATGCTCGATGACTTTCAGCAAACAGGCAAGTTGCATAACAAAGCACTTGTAGCACAGCAACAGCTGGTCAACATGCAAGAGGCTCAGAGACAGCAGATGTATGAAGAACAACTTGCAGAAGCTAAAGAGATAGAGCAAGAGCAACAAGACTTCTGGGGCGGTGTAGCAGAGTACATGTCAGATGACAACGAGTTCGGGGGTATTGTTATCCCAGACTCGGACAAGCAAGACTTCTTTGACTACATCTCTGCACCAATCGACGAAGAAGGCAATACACAAAGAGATTTAGACTACGCTGATGCTGACATTGACATCAAGCTTGCGATAGACTACCTCATGTATAGCGGGTTTAACCTCGGAGACATCATTGACACAAAAGCACGTACGCAGAGTGTCAGAGGTCTGAGAGACCGCATCCAAGCAAATGAGGAAAGAGTCAAGAGCGCTCGTAAGGCTCAGCGTAGACAACAGACATTTGATCCAGATCAGCTGGACATAAACGCGCTTTTTTAAGCAAAACTTTAAAATAAACAATCATGGCTTTGATGCAAGTACTTAAGTCGTATTACAACGAC